TCTGGTTAGCATCACGCTCGATCTGGAAGAGGAGACCCTTGAACTTCTCAACTGACCAACGACCGTTGGAATCAACGTCTAGGTCAAATACACCAGCGGTAGCGGTGTTGAGGGTTGCACCCTGCTCAGCGGTCTTATAGATGGTTCTGATGACTTCACGGTTGATTTCAGCAAGAATCTCGCTTGAAAGAATGTTAGCAAGTTCTGCTTCTGCATTTAGACCGTGAATTGCCTTAAGATCCTGAGCAAGCTCGAGGGTGTATTCTGCTTTCAGAGCACGGCTCTTAGCAGTAACAGTGACCTTCTCGATGCTGAATGCCATCTGGTTGAAGTTATCACCAGTGGTTCCTAGATCTTCAGCGTCGTCAGTTCTCATACCCTGACCTACACTGTAATCTGCTTCAGTTACAGATCCAGTTGGGTTGAGAAGACCTGGGTTTGATCCAGCCTGGGAAGTTGTACCCATACCAACGGAAGTACCAGTGTTACCGTTAGTGAGGTCAAATCCTTCGTTCTGACCGGAGAATCCAGTATCAGGCTCGTTGAATAGAGCTTCACGTCCGTTTTGTGTCTCGTAACGTGAACGCATTGCAAAGATTAGTCCAGTAGGACCACTCATTGGCTGAACACCTGCGAGGTCATAAGCGACCAAGTTAGGCATTGCACGTCTGATGAGTGAGATCAGAACTGGATCAAAACCTGCAACGGTTTGACCACCTGCGCTGGTGTATCCACCATTACCTACAACGTTAGCAGGTGCTTCAGACAGGAATGAACCTGACTGTGAGAATGATTGCTCCTCTCTGAGGAATTTTTCTTGGTTCTCTAGCAGGACTGCGGTTACCGCTCTACGATGGGAATCTTTGATTTCAAGACCCTCATAGTTGAGGAGAGGTGCCCACTTTTCCTGCAAATACTCGGAATTGAACATTTGCGTTTACCTTTTTTTAGTGTGCTTGTTTTGTTTGAATTATATTAAATTCAATTTTTGGCGAATGCTGAAAGAGTTTTCAAATATGCAGCCATTGAATTGGTAACAGTGTCTGCAGCATTATCAATACCCTCAGATAGGGTTTCAGTCTTTGCCTTTGGAGATGCTTGTCTTGTTGAGAAATATGCTTCTCTTAAAGTCTCCAGTTTTTCACGATATTCTTCTTCACTTTCAAACTCAACACTTTCGGCAAGTGAAGCGAGCTTTTCTTTCTGAGTGTCTGCAAGACCTTCAGAAACTTGATCTAAGATTCCATCAGCAACCGACTCTGCGAGACGCTTGTTTAAGGAAATATTTTTCTCAATCTGCTCGTTGAGTTTTGTCTCCATATCATCAAGTTTTTCTACCATGCTCTCTAGAACATCATATTTATCTTCAGGGATTGATACATAATGTGCTTCAAAAAGGTCCTTGAGACCATTCATAAATGAATTTGTTAATTCTTCTTTTAGACCAGCTTCGACAGAAAGAGCGTTTTCAGTCATCCACTCTTCTGCAACATACTCTAGGTAAGAATCTACACGCTCAGTAAGAGCTTCTTTAATTTCTGCAACTTCTTCTAGAAGTGCTTGCTCATACTGAGATTCAAGAGATTCTTTAATTTGTGCTACCTTTGCATTAATAGCAGTTTCAAAAATAATACGTGCCTTTTCTTGGAATTCTTCGGAGAGTTCCTCACCAGAAAGAAGTGCTTCAACGTCTTCTTCAATTGTATATTCTGGAGCTTCTGCAACTTCCTCTTCTTCCTCTTCTGCCTCATCTTCGGATGCAACTTCTTCTGCATCCTCATCACCCTCTTCAACAACTAAGTCTTCATCATCAAGTTCTTCTTCTTCCTTGATTCCTGCAGGTGTTGGATCAGCCTTAGATGCTCCCTTGTTGACTACATTCTTAACTTGCTTAAGAGTAGCACCAGGTGTCTTCAGTTTTGCTGAATCATCGTCGGACTTATAATTTTCTGGTGTTGGACCACCTAGATCTTCCCAACTACCTGTTTGACCATCTGGAATACCAGTGGTTAGTTTTTGCATACCGTCCGCAGCCGCAGCTCCACTGTTAACAGCAGTTTTGGATTGCTTTGTGCCTACTTCCATTTCTTGTAAATCTCCACGAGACATTTGAACTCTCCGATTAACCTTAGTTTAAATCTATATTTATTTATTAATTTAAATATTTGCAATTCTTATCATAAAGAATTTAAGAAGTCATTGAAAACTTGAAGTTTATGTTCTTCAAGTTTTCTACGATTAACTAAATCGTTAATCTTATTTCTTGTTTGTTCTGCGAGTTTTTCTCTTAAAATCCCACCTTCCCAAACCCACTCTTTTCCTTCCATAATCCCCTCAACAAATGCGTCTGGAGCAGAAGGATCTGATACAATATCAGCAGCAGTTGCTAACATAAAATCATCACCGACTACATTAAAACCTTCTCTCGTTGGTTTTAATGATCCGATTCCACGAGAAGAAACGCCAAGTTTAACTCCTTCACTAATCAAAGATTCTGCAATTTTTCCCATTGGGGTAGATAAAATTTTTGCTTTTCCAATAAAATTGCTACCGCTTTCTTTTAGTGAGACAATTTTATGAGATACCCTATCTAGGTTTACAGTTGGACCATCTGGGTGTCCCAGTTCTCCAAGGGCACGACCAGCGTTTACATAACTTTCGTTATATCTTCCAACTTCGCGTCGTAGAGTTTCGAGGGGATACATTCTCCCATTTCTATTTTTGATATTTCCTTGCAAGAAAACACCTTCAATGTATAGGGATTTTTTCCCATCCTTTTCTTCTGTAAGAATATTTACAGATTCTATTTCTTCTCTGATTAGTTTCATGGTTTTAGTTAGTAAATCCTACTTTAGTACCCCTTACCTTATCGCTATCCGCAAATACACAGTAACTTGAAGCCTTAACAACCTGTTCAACTGAATTGGGTGGTAAAGTAATTGATCCAATACCAGTTCCACCTTGAGTTTCAACAACAGTTACAATATGTGCAGCAGTGTCGGTATTCACAAGACGAACAACTGTAGCTTGACTAAGACTTGTAGCTGCTCCAGATGATGTTGGTAAATTTAATTCATCAGCAAGAATTAAAGTTCTATTCATTTTTTTATGAGGGATTATAATAGTTATTTATTATTCTTGATCTTCTTCGGAATCTTCCTCGGGTTCATATTCAATATCTTGATTAAAAACAGTTGATGCTACAGCTGGTTTTAATTCTTCAATCTTATTTGCACCCTTTGAAAATAAAATTTCTTTAATTTTATCACTAATATCTGAAGGTGATTCATCACCAATAATCATGTCTACTAACTCTTCCATGGTTTAAAATTAATTTACGACTTATTTATATTTCTGATGCTTCAACATCAGATGCATCTATTTCTGGTTCAACTGGAACTGCTCCAGAATCTCCTTCAATATTATCACCAATTGGTTCTCCAGTTGCCGGATCAACAGGAGCATTTGGATCGGGAATAATACCCGCTTCTATTTCTTTTTGAATAAGAATATCTTGTTCGATGATTTCTTCATCAGATTGACGAAGAATTTTACGACGAACGTAATCCTGGGAATAATACTTACCAATATATGGTTCTGCTGTAGCAACCATATTTAATCTTTCAGTCATTAATTCAGCTTCTTTCAGTTCTGAAAAATGATTATCATACAGAAAATCATACTGAATATGTTGCTCCATTTTTTCCCAGTCTTCCGGAGTAACAATATTTTTTAATAATAGCTGAGTTTTCAGCATATCATTAAACATGTTTGAAAATCTCTTTCTTAAACGCCCAACAAATTTAGTGAACTTAAGTTCGTCTCTTAAGATTTCTGAAGATCTTCCAAGATTGAATCCACCTTCACCATCCATTCTTGATGGTGGAACATTTAATGAACGATATAATTTTTTCTTAAAATACTCAATATCGGTAATTTCACCAAGGTTCTGACCTCCAGGGAGTGTAGTGATTTCAGTTCCTCTACCACCTTCACGGCGAGGAAGCCAGAAATCTTCAAGCATACTCATGAACTTTTTATCGTCACGAATTTCACCTGTTGATGCATCATATACAAGTTTGTTACGATACCGCATCATAACATCACGAAGATATTGTTCTGCTTTTACCTTAGGTAGATTACCAACATCAATATAGAAAATTCTACGCTCAGGAGCGCGAGATAATCTGTAGATAACCAGAGAATCTTCAATCATTCTCAGTTGGTTAACTGCTTTAATTGCCTTGTGCAAATATGATAATACAGTTCCTTTATTTCTATCAACTAATCCAGACGTGCAGTATGTAATAGAATCTCTAGAAAATTTTACACCACTATTTGCTGAGGATGTATTATTTAATTGAGATGTCGCACTATTATTCCCCTTAGAATTGTAGATAAAATATTCATCTATTTCTGGAAAAACAAATGTTTCATCATTTGGATTTCTTCTAACCAACCCATCATTTTTCTTATCTTTTCTTTGCTGTCTAACATAACGCATTTTTAATGCGTCGATATATCTTAGTTCTTGAATTCCTTCTTGTGGATTTTTCAAGTCAATAACTTTATGGTAATAAAGTCTTCCATCAACATACCAATTTCTATAAATTTCATGAGACTTTTTATCAAAGTCAAGCATGTCTAATATAGTTTTAAATTCATCTCTTATCTTTTTCTTTATTCCGTCACTAGCATTTAAATTTGATAATTCAATTTCTACAGGAACATCGTTAGTGTCTGATACAATTGCTTCATTAACAATATCTTCTATAGCACTATCAACTTCGGGGTGCAAAGCCATCTCCCGATATCTTTTGATTAGATCAAATTCTGTCCTGTAAACTCCTTCAATATCTACATATGATCCAAAAAAACCACTAGTCAAATAATGATCAACCCCGTCCTCATTATTTTGAGGAACGGGGGATACTGTAGTAGGTGATTTCTTTGAATTATCTTCTATTGAAAATCCAAATAATTTAGACATTACTAAAATAAAACGTATACCTTAGTTATATTTATCAAGCAATTAAAGTACCATTTTGATCGTTTGCACCACCAGATGTTTGATCAGAACCAACGGTCCAGTACTGAACTTGGAATTCAACGGTATACTCTTCAATTGTATCTGAAGAATCATATGATAAATCAATCTGAGATACATTAGTTGGGAAGATATCATAGAAGAGATATGTTCTCAATGGTTGGGCACCAGATCCACCTAAGGATGGGCTATTTGAGGTAGACTCTCTACCCTTATCATAACCTCTTCCAAGTTGATGAACAACTGCATTGGTCATATATGAAGTTGGATTAGTAGCACCAGTATTGTTATCCAATTTACTGATACCATTCATCCATAGCTCAAATGCGGTTCTGAGTTTGAAGTCCTCATCATTGATAACTGTAACAGTCCAGGTATCAAATGTTCTGTCTCCAGCAACTTTTAGAATACGTCCTCTAAATGGAACGTCGATTGGTGCGATGTTTGATGCTGGGAGAGCAGCTGCTTTGCAAAGGAAATTGAAAGCTTCTGCTTCCCCACCTGCACCTGAAGTCCAGGTTGAATTACCACCAGCAGCCTCTGGGAAAGTAGGGATAGAAACCTCAAATAAATTGGGTCTAGCACCACCACCAGCTAGTTTTGTTTTGAAATCAGAGATTGTTCTTAAGGTTGACATTTTTAAATCCTCCTAGTTTTAATTAGCGATAATTATCAAACTCTACCAGCAACTTCTTCAAAACTTACTCCCGTGCGGGTCGCTACGAAAGTTAGAGTTACGAAGTTGATAGACTTAGCTGGCTTCAGGAAGATGTCCGCTCTAAATTCATTATTATCAATAATATCTGGAGTGTTATTTGTCTCATCGCAAATTACTAAGAAGTCATAAACACCTCTCTTTGCCTGAACATCTCTTAAGTAAGGTTCAACAATATTTACAAAGTTCGCTCTGGTGATCTGATCATTCAGTTCGAATAGTTGTGCTTCAGCTGCTTTTTGCAGTGCTTGCTCAACAGTTAAGAACAGACGACGAACGTTAATTCTATCAAATGCTGATGCATATCCGAGAGCAGTCTTATCTCCGAAGAGTAAGATTCCTAAACCAGGTTGATTAACAATAGAGTTAATTCTTCTTGGGTATAGTTGGTCTCTTTGTGCTTTGTTTGGATTGTATGCAAGCTTGATAGCATTATTTAAAATTCCTCTTTGCTGACCAGCAGGAGAGAACCAAGGATATGCTACTAAGTTTGTTCTGACCATTAGACCAGCAACATCACCATTACATGCAATATATCTGAATTGATTGTTGAATCTATCGTACATGTACTTATATCCACTATCAAATACTGCATATGATGAAGAAGGAAGTGGACTGAAGAACTTGATGATATTGTTGGTTTGTGTATCGGAATTTGTTATTCCCAAGATTCCCTTACCGTCATCACCTCTGTGGGTTGAAACGACAG